ACCATTTAGTACACTCCTGTTTTAAATGTTTATAATATCATTATAGCAGGAATGTGTGTGCGGTCAACCGCACAGAAGTCGCGGTTTTACTGGCTTTTTTGCTCGTCCATCTTGCTCATTGCCCTCGCGAGTCCGTATTTGGTGATGTCTCCGGCGAAAAGCATCAACTGTAGTGCCATTTTCTCCATGGTCACAATGATCTGTTTCTTGTCCACGAAGTAGGGGCAGTCAACGAATTCATCTAACCACAGGTATGTCTGTGGCGTGAATATCACCTTGGCTGGAAATTTTATGGTATACTGTTTGATGTCTAAGTTTTCCAACATCTCCAGACCCTGCTTGGTCAATCTCAGCGATCTGGCCTGGTAACTCTCACGGACATTCTGCCACCATGTGTAGTAGTTGGTCTTCACGCTCTCGTCGTGCGTGGGCTGTTCCAACAGTTCAAGGAATGTGCGTGTGTATGCGGTCTTGCGATCCATACTGCTATTTAACGGGTGCTATTTGCGTTTGAATTTTTCGCCGGTCTTTAAAAGGTACACGCCAAACTTGTCCGTGCTGTGCTGTGCGTTCAGTTTCTTGGCCAGGTTCTCAGCGTGTCCAGGGTTGGAGAATGAAACCTTCTTGTACTTGGGTCCGGGATAGTTTGAAACAAGACTGCTTGACTTCAAATTGATGGGTTTGCCATCGTAGAACACCGCCCAGATGCCCTCGGCCGCTAATACCTCGTCCATTTTGTAGGTGGTTTTATTGCTGTGTTGCAACAGCACTGTTGGTTTCGGTCTGCTCATAATTGTAAAACTATACAACTATATTTACCAGATTTTTTTGGGATCTACTTGTCCTTGAACTCGCCGCCAAATATTTGAAGGTTACTTGATTCCGTGGATGATAATATGATACCTATAATCATCACTGTAATTAATCACGGCATGGTAGTTGACTAGATTCAAACGATATGCCACACCAGGACTGAATTCTAATTCACCGTGATGTTCTAGATAGAACTTACAATCTACAGGATTAGTGATTGCAACATTTACAGCACTGAGTCTGCTTTCAGTGGAATCTTTATGCATGTTAATAAAACCTCTAGGAAACAAGCACATGACCCTGACTCGACTAAATTTACTATAGCCTAAAGTTTTCAGCCAATTTATAGTTTGTGGCATGTGTTCTAATGCTTTATCTGTCCACACGTGTGGTCTATCATCATTATAAAATATATCTTCCCTGGTAGCATCATGGCTTTTACCATGTATACAAAACGAATACCATCCTATTCCCGAGTTTTCCCTATGTGGAACCAACCATTCTCTAATTTTTAAAATTTCTTCGTATACTTTTCCAACCGGAACACCTAGGTCTATCTTTTCACAAGGAGGATCTTTGTATGGATTCTGTTTTGGAGTCGACTTAATAAAACTCTTTGTTGCTGGTGAAATTAAATTAGTCCACATATCGATGTTGTCATTAATATAGTTGTATTTGAAATCCATAACATTCGATAAGTTTATTTGGTCTAGGTGGTATCCTCCAACACGTTCTAGAATGTTTTTGTTCTCACATATAATTTTTTTATTTTTGAAGTCTTGCCACGACCACGTATTTTTTCTGTATTTGTTTACAAGTATATGGAAGTTGTTGTTGATAGCGTCAATAAATTTGTTCTTATCCTTTATAAGCTCTTTATTACTATTTTGTTCTTCATGTAAATTTAGGTGCCAGTGTTTTACTTTATTTTTTATAATAAACATGTACACGAATTCTCCAAAATTTTCTCCATTCCATTGATTGAGGCACTGTTCCACAAATTTTATTTGTAGTCTACTGATGTCACATATATGTATTTCCTTCGCAGTTTGTAACATCCAACCTATTCCGCCCGCTGTACATAATATTTTTTCATTGTTTTTTATTTTAAGTTGTTCGTTGTTGAAAATCCACAGTGTATTTTCGATCATTTCCTTGTATTCGACAAAAGGATCCTTTACATCTGGGTTTGGTAGGTACACTTTGTACTGTCTTAGTTCTTTTGGAAAATTGTTGAAATACTGATGTCTATCGAGATGTTTAGCAATCACGTCTTGGCCAAAACTACTTTGTTCTATATTCGAATGTCCTTCTAGCGCCTTGATATATGTAGGTGTGTAATCATGATGTATGTCCTTATCGGATCTTGAGAAGTTGGCAAATTTTAATGTGGAAGGTACACCTAGTGTTTCGGGGATCATATCTGTTTTAATAAGTAATGCTTGATCATTTAACTCAACCGAATGATTACTTTTATTGTAAACAATGTGCCCTATCCCGGTTCTCAGTAATAGAGGCGAAAGTTCTTTGAAGAATAGTTCTATATCAGTAAACACAGTTCCAGATTTTATAAGGAACGTGTATTCTTTTAATTCTCTTAAATCTCTGACTTGAGTCCATTTTTTTATATTTCTAACGTCGGCAGGTATTGGGTTACCCCACTTACCAAATAGTATAGAACTCAGTGTTTGATTTGAGTACCGATCCCCACACACTACAAAAGATGTTTTATGTATCATATAATTATTTTTTTAAATTTTAACCCTTCGACACTACCTTTATAGTCGGTTATGGCTAACAAGGGAGCAGAGTCTTCATCGACACTATCCCATTTTTTTATGTTATGGTGTTCAAACCATCTTTGTTTGTATTTGTCAAACCACTCAACAAAATTTTTATCAAACAGTTCTGGATTCTTATCTTTAGTTGCTATGAAGAATTTAGCTCTAAACGTAGTGTGAGGTTTTGCCAGTGTGTTGAATCTGTTCTGGTTGTTTGGTTCTTTGTTCTCCCAATATGTTCGTGGTTTTTTACCAAGCTCGGACCATGGGAGGTATATGTAATTTTTAATGATCCTATCCTCATAAAAGTCATAACACTTGTATTGATTGGTCAGTATTCCTTCATATTTCCCCCATCCCACATTTATTTTTTTTTCATTTTTTGTGTTAGATCCAAGATCTTCATGAAAATGCACAGAATGATGTAGTCTATAAAGGACGTTATTATTTTTCAATTGAGATAGTCTATCATGTTGTTCTTCGTATATGTGATGTAGTTGATTTAACTTGTTTTGATTTAAAGGATCAAGCTCGATGGGTTCTGTGTTTGCGAATTTACAAAATTCGTCATAAATTTTTTTAATGTCTGAAAAATCCTCAATCTCTGATTCGATTGAATCTATAGGAACGTTTTGTAAATGTTTTATTTTATTTGCCCATTTTTCTGCAAGTTCGGTATCATGTAAACGATAATTGACTTCAACGTTATTGTCAAAGATTATTTTAAATGTTTTATTTCCCATCCTCAAATACACCGCCATCCATCTCAATGTTGATGGTCTGTGCTTCCTTGGCTGTCTTCAGTGCCTCTATGATCTCTTCCTGTATGGTGACCATACTTTTATTTAAGTTACGTTTTGTGGACTGTAATTTTTTCCTAGGCGACATTTCGCTGTAAATAGTTTTATGCTTTCGAAACATTACGATCTAATTGTGGTAACAGGATGCAGTTTGTCCTCAGGCATGGAAATGAATGACCACTTGTTGCCCCACTTCCAGAACGCACAAGAAAGGGACGACCGCATAGTGGAATGGTACAGGCAGAATTATGATGTCCCAAACATGGACAGCCTAGAGATCCTCAACACCAGCAGGAAGCAGTGGCAAAAAAAAGAAAAACAAGAAGCCAGCTGGCCGGCACACCTACAAGAGATCACTGGCATTCCTGTGATCAACCTGTCAGAGATCGGTGCGTCTCTGTCGCGTACACTGTTGGAGTATTCACGGCACGTCAAAGGTATCCCGCCCAAATCAACACAAAAGATGCTGACCATACACCAATTACCGGAGCCCGGGAGGCTGTACATGAGGTTCAGTGAGGAACATGGCAGGGTCAATGTGCTACCCCAGGAACTGCATGATAATTTTGGGTTCGATGTCAAACGGTCAGGCAGGGAGATTGAGCGTGTCAAGAAAAAATATCGTGACTTCGTTATCCGCGACGGATACATCAAGAAACACTATTCGAGAGTGCTGAAAAGAATACAGCATTTGTCCGCCGAGAGCAACATAGATGATCTCTACATCTTCCAATCAAAGGATGATGTGCCCGAAGATATCATTGATAAAGTTGTGATGGATGATTTCAGTGTGTTTTGGTCTGGGTACCGTAGAGGTGTCTGCGGACATCCTGTGGATCCTGTCTACAACAAGGATCTGTGTGAATTGATTATTCCTCGTCTGAAGTAGAAAACCCACCGCCATCCATCTCAATGTTGATGGTCTGTGCTTCCTTGGCTGTCTTCAGTGCCTCTATGATCTCTTCCTGTATGGTGACCATGCGTGTCATGACTTGACTTAGACTATCGGCCAGTTGATCCGCTTCCTTGGCCGGAATCACTATCTGTCTCTCACCACGTTGGCGCAGTGTGCGGATCCTGCCTATGAGGTCCTCGATGGGCCTAGTTTGGATCTTGGAATTCTTTGATGGCATTGTTCAGTACCTGTTGCATTTCTAGTTTGGTCTTCATTGGTCCTTTGTGGTTATACCTTGATAGTGTTATCATTTTTGGACAGTAGGCCTTCCTCCACCCCTTCTCGAAACAGATTATGTAGTAACCTGCGCAGAACTGGCTCTTGCTCTTTGGGGTCTTGGTGTACACTGGCAACTGCTTCTGCACATCAAACATTGGGTTGTATGGGTGCTGACTGCACGGATAACCATGCACATCGAAGTTGTCCGTTTGGACTTCTTCCTCGGCTTTTTTGACATTAGAATCGTCAAAAATACCAAATCCAAACTTTGTGAACAGGCTCTCCTGTGTGTGGAACACCTGCCTCTTGTCCTGTTTGCTGAGGAATATCCAACCGTTGTCCTCCTGTTTAGAAAGGGTGCCCAGTTTATGGCCATTTTCCTCGACTATCCAGAATTTGTCTTTGACTAGTGTCTTTGCTCTAACTGGCATTTTTTACCTCCTCTTGTGATTCATAGTGGGTTTTGTATTTGCCTATGGTATTCATCATCAGTGTGCTGTTGTGGAAAAACTTCTCCGCTGAATCCTTCACGTGTGCCATCAGCTCATTCAATGGTTTCTGATTGATTTTGTTCACTGTGTTGAATATTTGTTGCATCCTTTGGTTTGGATCCTTGATGTTGTCATACGATTCATCGATGAAGTTGTCAAACGTTTTATAGCCTTTTTCCTTCAATGTCCTAAGACTACCATGGGCACCGATAATGACGAATGGCCTGTTGGAAAGAAGCGCACTCACGGTCTTTTCGCTGAAATTTGGATGCGGATGATTGAACGCAGTTTCACTGACCACATACACGGCTCCCAGTCTGCAGAAACTGTGACTGGCCCGGCCGTAATTCTGATCTATCGCAGGATGTTTATGATCAGTCACAGTAACCTCTGCCCATAGGTCCAACAATTCCTTGCTGTAGTGCCAGTCGTCCCTGTGATTCACAGGCATGCAGGCCTCTGTGCCGAACAGGCGGTCATGGCTTTCATGGTGGATGTTGTTTTGTGCCTCACTCGATCCGGTGTTTATTGTCACACAATTGCCATCGATCAAACTTTCTTTGATTAGGAACTTGGAAAACAGTTGTCGGTGCATGCGGTGGGTGAAATTCATGTGTAGGAACTTGTACCGTATGTCATCTAAGTTGCTGTGCTGATACTTCTCTTTTTGTAGTTCCAAGATATCATTGTTTGCGAATGGTAGGTCAACACTGTATCTCAAGAAATTCCAACCATAATAATTTTGGTTGAGCACAGCCAAATCACTGTGGTACTCGTCACCAAAGCATGGCACGAAGAAATCAACATTGAATATTTGTTTGATCCGCAACAGTTCCGTCAGTTTATTCCATTGGGCGCTCACAGAAGATCCCTCGTCATACCATTGTGGTTCGCTAGTTGACAGGAACACGCATTTCTTTTTTAACCCTTTGTCCGCTTCTTTGATTGACTCTAGGTCTTCCATGCACATCAATTCCATGCTCAATAGGAAAATTTGATCGTAGTATTTTGCATGGGCGGATTTTAAAAAATCACCAAATATCAGTTTATCATAGATGTTGTGTTTGTACTCGTACATTTTATCCTACGTCAATACGTGCATTGAATGGCTCAACATACAGTTGTGCCTGCTCACTGATCCTATTTAAATCGTACTTGGCACAGAACCTCATGAATCTGATCCCAACCTGTCCCACGTTCTTGGCCTCTGATTTGGCCTGTGCTATGGTCTGATCCAGTTCCTCTATGATGGCCTCTGGCTGTGCGTGTAGGTCCACTAACAGCCTGTTACGTTCATAGTCTTCCAGTACCCTGTGTTCGTTGCCGTCATGATCAACCCACTTGCTCAACATTAGGTTATTCCAAGTGTAGCCCTTTTCGTGCCTGTCCGCGTATGCCTCCTGCAGGCCTATCTTGTTCTTGGTGCCTTTGGTACGCACTCCTGGGTATGCCGAGAATATGTTGTCTGAAGGGTCACCTCTCATGGCCTTCTCGAACACGATCCATTCTGTGTCCGGAGCAGGCTTGGGTGCCTTCAATTTCTTGTCTATCACGGGATTGCCCTTGGCGTCGAACCAGCCCTCGTGTGTGAGCGTGGTCTCGTTGACCCCGTTGTACTGTTTCACACGCGGTGTGATCAGTTGGTTCAGGTCCTTGTCTGTGCTGATGATCACATGATTGTCGTCTGGATGTTTGTCGATCCATCTCGCTATTAGATCATCTGCTTCTGCTCTTGGATTTCTTAAAACAGTTGCGTTGGTTTTAGTCTTTATGAAGTCCACGAAATCATCGTAGCACTCCCAGAACACTTCATTCTCTTCTTTTTCCTTCTCGGTCATGGCGTCCGCCATCTCCTTGCGGTTCCGCTTGTATGGTGCGTAGTGATCCTTGCGCCATGATCTGCCTTCTAGACAGAACACCACATGTTTGCCCTCGAAGTCCTGCCAGGCCTTCTTGATGCTGTTCATCATGATGTGTATGGCCATGCCCACCTTCTCGGAGGTGTCTCCACGTATGACGTGTCTGGCCCTGAAGAATGTGTTTGCCGTGTCTACTAATATATGAGTCATGTATTATTATAGCACTACTCCTTTTGCGCGTCAACATATGCCTGTTGTAATATGTCTAATTTTGTGGATTGTTGTTTTGTGTATTTTTCTATGTTTTTTTGTGACTGTAATATAGTATTTTTGCTGTACCACATGTGGTAAATTTTTTCAAAGTCATTTAAATCAATATCAAACTTATAATGGTTGCTTATGGCAATCAAAGATCTCCGCAATAGTTCACAATTAAGAAAAGCACCTAGTTTAAGAAAATAAACCTTATTGTTTTCTATTCCCATATAGTTTTTACGTTTGATATCATGTATTCTTGCCCCACATCTATCTAAATCTTGAAAGGCCAATCTGTATCCTTCTTTAATTGATATTTTTTTATCTTCACACAATTTAGGAAATTGTGAACCGTTAATAGTAAGAAATTTCTTGATAGATTTTTCATCAAACAGATCTGTTCCTTGATCACCTGCTCGGTACATACAAGAGCGTTCCCAGTAAAGAATTTCGTTTTCTATAGTAATCATTATCGCGTTTTTGTTTTTGTTGCTTTTCAGGAAACTTTCAGTTTCGGTATCGTCTATGAAAATAAACTTGCCACTTTTTTTATACCCTATATGACTTGCTCCTAGATTATTGAATGGTATTTTTTCTATACTCGGAGTCGCGGTGCAGAACTTATCAAGTAACCATTGCAGGAAATGTCCGTGCCCTCCGCTTACGTTGAGGATGTAAACAGGTTTCATTTGAATTTTTCCAATTTTGTCTGTATTTTTTCTTTTATAAAAATTTGGTTAATTTTTTTAGCAAAATAAATTTGATAAAACTTATTTGGTGTAATAACCGGACTAGACCTATCATGAAATTTGTAAGTTTCATGTTTCTCGTAATCCTCCATCATGATGAAATCTTGCCATAATGAAAGTTTTTTATGAAGTGGGTTTTTCCATGCTATTCTCGTTCCTTGAAATATACACAATTTAGTTTTTTCCTTACGACATAGTTCCTGCAGATATAGAATCTTTATTATCAAATCTTGTTCCTCGATGCTAGGACTGTAAAGGTAATCATAAAACATTTTTTTAGCAATATGATCTATGCTGAAACTACTGGGCCAGTATTTTCCAAAAGAATAATTTCTCAAACTATCATTTTCCATCAATGATCTGTTTTTATCATTCAACTCAACATCAAGTTTGCCCAACTGAGTGAGTTGACATATAACATGGCTATAAGTGTTCTTGTGTAATTCGTTTATTAGCAAATTTAATATTAGAGAATTGGTTATTCCAGGACCTGTTAGATCTTTTATATCAAGTCCGCAAATCTGTAGGACGTTTACCCAGGTAGGTCTCTCGCCCTTGCCGTATGATATGCCACAACCACTGATTAGTATCTTTGAATTAACCGACTTCGGTCTTGCCATCGTCTCTCCTGTTGATCTGAACGTAGCCAGATCCAGTGACGTCTATGCCCTGTTCATTGCCTATAGTCCTACACAACGTCTGGAACCACCTGTCCACGATCTCCTCTTCGGACTCGCCTTGGTATCCAGACTGCTTCAACATGTTGACGAACTCGTCGTTCCAGTCCAGTTCAAAGAAACCGTTCCTGGGGTTCTCTGGGTTGACATTTAGGTTGAGAACTTTGACCATGGGTTCCTCGCTCTTCTTGGAACCCTTCTTGTTCTTTTTCTTGATAGTTGTCTTTGTTGTTTTTTTTACCTTCATAATACGATTATACTTTATTTTTACCTTGAAGTCTACCTATGTTCCCCATTTGTTACCAAACAGATCCACATGCAGTCTCGGTGAATACTTAAAACCATGCTTCATGGCCATGTCCGCCACTTGCGAAGCAGTCTTGGCCTGTCCCTCCTGCGTGGCACCCACCGCCATTAGATATATGTCACCAGTGACACCTGCCCGAGCGTATGCCTCCCTGGCCGCATCCACTTCTTTTAAATCCTGTTCGTCCTGTACCACAAACTTGAAGTACAAGTGTGTGTTTGGTATCTGAGAATATTGTCTGGCCACGTCTGTCCTTATGGCCTTCTCCCATAACTCTCCTGATATGCTTAACTTAGGTGAAGTAGACCATGTCACATGCACCGGATCTTTTGTGTAGTCACCTGCTGTTAATCCATGCATAAACTTGTCAAAGTTGTCCTTCCAGGTCTGTGTACAATTAGTTTCTATCGTGATGTTTTTCAAGTCACTGAATTCTGGCTGTCTAATTAGAGCCTCTAGTTGTCTCTGCCACATCATGGGTTCACCTCCCGTGATTATGAAGTGGACATCCTGACCGTTCGCACAGGTCCAGCGGTTCTCTGGTGTGTATGCCGTGACCTTGCGGGCTATCTCGTCCACAGGATCCCAGTCCACTAGGTCCTTGTATCTAGCGCTCCAACTGGCCGAAGCGTCACAACCTATGTTGACCACTGGTAACTCTGATATGTGTTTGATGTTTCTGATGTCCTGTGTGTTATAAGGCATGTCTTCGGGTCGTATCCATTTTGACTTGTCCCTGCCCTGTCCGAAACCATGGCAGTGGAAGTTGCATCCAAACGTCCTAAAGAACACCGAAGGCACCCCAACGAACCTTCCCTCGCCTTGTACTGAGTAGAATATCTCTGAGTATCTTATTCGTTCCATAATTCTGGTTTTATATTTTTTGTTGCTTCGACTATTTCATCTATTGTAAACTGGTCTTGCTGTTCTGTCAACTTTGTCTTATTTAGATCATCTGGAAAATCCCTGTACAAGAAGTGCTGTATGGTATCGGTATTAACATATTGATTGAATCCAACATGTACTTGATCGACTTCTTTGTCAGCGATGGTGATAGTCATGGCATCGTCTAGTGCCTGCATGTTCTCAAACTCCATGTCGATCCTGAATTCGGGTAAATCCATTGATCTAAATCCCAGCTTCATTCTGGTGATCCTGTATGTGAACATTTTGCCGTGTTTGACTAACTTGTCAAGGAACAGTTTCATCTTGGCAACGAAGTCATTTGCTGTGATGTTGTCTTTGTGGTCGGCGTATATGGTGTAGATGTTCACACTACTTTTTCTTACTCTTGTCTAGCCTTACCACCTTGCCGTCGGTGTCTTTCATGTATCCAGTGTTCTCCCTCACTATGTCGTTGTGTGAGAAGTTAGCCCAGTAAAGCTCAAACGCCACGCCGTCCTCCAGTCCCTCGAACGTGTGATATTGACCTGGCTTGACCGCTGTGAAGTCACCTGGGTTAAGTATGGTCTCGTCCACGAGGTCATAGTCATTCGCCCAAACTCTGATCTTCATCTGTCCTGACACTACATAGAAGCCATTCCACTTCCATTCGTGTTTGTGCTTTGAACAAACCCCGCCCTTCTTGTAGTCTATCCTGTGGAACTCACAGGAACTGTTGGCCAGTATCAGTTCCGTTTCTCCCCAAATTTTTCCTGCCTTGTTTCCCATTATGTGATCCTTCCAATCTTTATTATATAGGATATTTAGATGAGTTGTCAATGGGGGAGCAAAAAAACTCCCCCCTGATCGACTATTTTTTCTTGCCTATGACCTGCAGTCTGTTCAACAGTATTCCATACGCTGGTAGGAACACTATCAGACCGACCATGATCTTGGTCAAGGTGTTGTTCTGAGCAACCACGTGCCAGTTTGCACCGATCCACGATAGGTTACCTTCTGCGTCCAACGATCCCGCGAACGCCACATAAAAGAACGAGTACGTGTCGATTATGTTGGCCGCGATGGTCGATAATGCCGGTGCCGCCCACCAATTGTCAGATCTTTCTCTGATCGCTTGGAAAACGTACACGTCAAGCATGGTACCGATCGCGTATGCTGTACCTGATGCGAATCCCACCCTGTATGCGTGTGGATCACCCAGTGCCAACAGCACTAGTACCGATGCAACGATTGCCGGGATGATAGCCATTGCTACGACGGCCCTTCCCGCTTCTTTGCCCACCAACCTGACCGTCAGGTCGGTTGCCACAACCACGATCGGGAATGTGAATGCCGCCGCCGCAAGTGGGAACGATCCGAACAACGGAAGGTCCGCACCAGGGAACAGATCAAATCTGATCGTGACTAGATAGTTCGACACAGCGATGACCAGCGTGTGTAGAATAACTAGATTTCTCACAAGTGTCTTGTCAACACCTGCCAGTAGTGATTTAAACATTAATCCTCCTTAAGGTTTGTTTAATATCTCTAATTCTAACAGATCTAAATTAGCGTGTCAAACATTAAAGTTTCAATGCTGTAGGGTGAATATCTTGACTTTTCCAACCGGTCGGCCGGGTAGGTCCCCACCGTTTGGAGTTATTTTGTAGATTTCGTCAAAAGCAAAGATATCTGGGTTAAAATACCACCTAGGTGGTTTGTTGGCTGTCCTGTTTTTACAGCAAGGATGCAGGAAGTATATTCCAAATTTCCTCGAAAGAGGGATGGTCAACGTTTTCACTCCGCCGTGCCATGTGTTGACGATAAGCCGTCCGTCATCTACCACTATACCGTTTCCTGGCCATTCGATCACGTTGTCTCGGTCAAGGTCGTCAGGTGTTGCGTTTGGTTTGGTATGTGCTATCAGGTTTGGATTTTTCCTAATTATTTCTCCCAGGCGCTTCAGTTTGTGATCACATTCGAACACACATTTTGGAAAAAGGAACACACGATCTACCATGATCATGTTTGATTTGGTCATGAACCCGTTGGTGCTGTTGGTACTATGGTCTTTGATTTCAATTCTTAACTGTTTGCCTAACACCGATTCGTCTATTTCATACGCAAAGATTTTTTCTGGGAACGTCTGTTTGACGAATTGATCTGCGTCAGTGTCTAAGTTTGGATACCACCATTTGAACTCTTTCATGTGCCTGTATCTGGACGAACTCTTGGCACTTTCAACTGCATGGTGATTTATATCGCGATCGAGGAACAAGTCATCCACGAGGTAGTCATCACTGAACAATCGCAAATGGAGTTTTTTACGATAATGCGTATATAGGAATGAAAGAATCAGTGTGTATTTCATAATATTAAAACAAGTTGTCTATAGGATGATCTACTTGAATTTTTTTTTGATTCTTAAATTTACAACAGGGAGGTATATACCCTCTGCTATTGAGGTATATGCTGTACCATGGTGCCAGGCAGAATGTTTCTTTTTTGTTTGCCATAACTCATGTACTTATTTGTCCCATTCCTCCCATGGAAAAACGATCCATGCGGGAGCCTCGTCCTTGTTGATCTGGTAGCCATGGTAGTCCATCTTAACTGGCGACGGACGGTTGTTGATCAATGCCGCAAAACGTATCCTGTCCTGTTGCTTGCCGAAGTTGTCTAGTATGTATTGGAAAGTTGCCCCTGAATCGTTGATGTCGTCTATAATCAGTATCTTCTTTTGGAACGCGAACACTTTCTCCAGCACCGAGAGATCGGGTTTGGCTGTGTGATCCCGCAGTCTCACGTCTAGTGCTTCGTGTGGCACGTTGAGCCTGTGTGAGAGATACACACCGGGTATACACCCGCCCCTGTTTATGCCCAGTATAACACTCGGCATCCAGTTGCTGTGAACCATCTGGTCCTCGATCTGTATCAGTGCGTTGCGCATCTGACCTGTGGTAAAATAACTTTTATTAATTTCTTCGCTCATATTCCAAAATAATAATTCATGAGTCCTATTATCAGAAGTGTTACAAGTATTGCGTTTAGGAACAACAGTGCCCTGTCGTGCCATAGATACCCAACCCAGGCCCAACCAAGTGTACCTATCAAACCTGCCCACATGTCGATGTGCGGTATGGTGCCCACGCTCCTGGCGGTGGTTGCTATCAAGATAAAAACAACTGAAATCCATTTAATGTACCAAGACAGGTCTCCCTTGGGAGTGACTTTCTTGTATACCCTGGATGAGTTGAGTGCCTTGATCTTGTCGTCAAGTTTCTCTTTGATGGGTTGTATGTTATCCGATCGTGTATCGTTCATAAACCCTGTTGATGTTGTTGTTGACCCTTACAAAAGTGGCACACTTGGGCATGTCTTTTAGCCTACGTGCCCCTATGTACGTTGCGGCTGATCTCACTCCTCCCAGTATGTCCTCTACCGTGTCGTTCACAGCGCCTCTATAGGGTAGGCTGATCCATCTGCCCTCGTTGCCCCTGTATCCGTCTTTTCTCTTGCCGTGTTTCTCACGGGCCCGGTCTGAGCTCATGCCATAGAATTCTATCTTGCCGTCCTTGGGTGTCTGTTCTGACTCGTCGTGTCCCGCCAGCATTCCACCGATCATCACGGCGTGTGCCCCTCCGCCCAGTGCTTTGGCTATGTCTCCGGGATATACACACCCGCCGTCCGCCATTATGTGTCCGTCTACACCGTTGGCCGCGTCAGCACATTCTACTATGGCTGAGAACTGTGGCACACCTATTCCGGTCATGGTCCTTGTGGTGCACACTGAACCTGGTCCAATCCCAATCTTGACCATGTCTGCGCCATTTATTATTAACTCTTCCACCATCTCTGGTGTGACCACGTTGCCAGCCACTATGACCTTGTCTGGGAACTCGTCCCTGACCATCTTGATGAAGTCAACGAAGTTCTGGTGGTATGCGTTGGCCACGTCTATGGTGATCATCTTCACATCTGGGAAACTGTCCAACACCTGTTTCATCCTGGCGTAGTCCTCCGCTTCTGGATCCCATATCTTGTTTGTGCCAGTACAAACACTGACACTCTGTAATCTCAAACCTGATCCCACAGCCTCTTTCCACTGATCTAGAGTGGTTGATTTTGTTATCACGGTCATCATCTTGTGTTCTTGTAACACCTTGGCCATTGAGAACGTACCAACACCGTCCATGTTACTGGCGAATATTGGTGTGAATTCCATTATCTTGCCTGAGTTACGAAAAGTGAACTTACGTGTCATGTCCACATCACGTCTCGAACTCAGTGTGGAACGTTTGGGTTCCATCAGCACATCATCGAAATTCAGTTTCAGGTCTTCTTTAATTCTCATCTTCTTGCTCCTTTGCCTCGCACATCTTCTTGACGTTGTTGTAGTGATCCCACGCGTCTTGTAACGCAGGGTACTTCTCCCTTAATTTTTGGTCAGTTTCGAACTCTAATTCTCCAAAACTGTAACTCATCCCGTCCACTGTCAGCATCTCTGACGCTGAACCTGTGTTGACATCACTGATGTCCCAGTCCTCCATGCGCCAGACACCGTCTGATGTTTTCTTCTTGTCCTTATCCAATTGGCCCACACTGTGTTTCTTGTAGTTGAATATTGTGCATGAATTCGTTCTTCAACGCTGGATCAGTCTTCAGCAGTCCCTTCAATACGGTCGTCTGTGTGCTGGAGTTGGCACTCCTTATTCCTCTGTTCTCACAACAGCCGTGTCTAGCCCTCATGTAGACACCCACTGCTGGGCTCTCTGTGAGTTTAGCAATTCTGTATGCGATCATCTCAGTTAGTTCCTCTTGGAGATGTCCTCTGGATGCCAGGTGTTGTGCGATTCTAGTGTACTTGCTCAACCCGATCAATTTCTTACCTGGCAAACATCCTATATAACAGACACCAGTGACCGGTTGATGGTGGTGTGAACACATACTTTTAATATCTGATCTGACAACGATCAATTGATCGTATCTTCCATCCTCATTAGGGAATGCAGTCACTTCCGGTTTGGGAGAGTACCTGCCTCCCATTATCTCGTTCACGTACATCTTGGCCAATCTCCTGCCAGTGCCCCTGCTATTAGGGTCATTCTGCCTGTCGATGACAAGACTGTCTAGTACCGCTTCAAATTTTTCCTGTAGTTCCTCGATCAATTTATCTTTCTCACCGGGCTCGATGTACTTGCTGATATTGTCTGCCGCAAAAAATCTCTTGCCTGCTTTTGTAATTCTATTTTTTATCGTTTTAGATACGGGTTCATCCGGCATCCAGCTGTCCTTCAAGATGTCCTCACTCATTGTATTTCCTTCTTGTGTGTGTTGTTATACCATTGTACAGCAGTCGACACCACGTTGTCAATAGAACTCTGTGTGGGCTCCCACCCTAATATCGACTTTACCTTGGAGATGTCCGCCACCAGGTACGCGGGATCGCCTGGCCTGTTCTCGTGCATTTCTATGTTCATTTCGCCTGTGTATTTTTGAACTGTTTCAATAAGTTGTTTGTTAGAAGCAGGTGCCCCAGATCCGAGATTGAACACCTCCGCGACTTGGTTGTCAGCGGCGTAGTTTAGAGCCTTGATGTGTGCGTCCGCTAGGTCCATGACATGTACGTAGTCTCTGACACAGGTTCCGTCTTCTGTTGGATACTTGTCACCAAATATCTTGAATGTTTTGCCTTGTCTCGCGGCGTCTATGGCCAATGGTATGATGTGTGTCTCCTTTTCACGCAGTTCTCCTACCTCGCCTTCGGGATCGGCGCCTGCGGCATTGAAGTACCTCAATCCCACACTGCTCAGTCCGTGTGCTCTCAGGTAGTCCCTGCACAGCATCTCCATCATTAGTTTGCTCGCACCGTAGGCACTGATGGGATTTGCTGGGTCTGACTCTCGGCACAGTTTCATCCCTGGGTCACCATAGGTTGCCGCGCTGGAACTGTACACGAATGTCTTGACACCACACTCAATCAGTTTGTCCAGCAGTGATACTGTGACGATGAAGTTGTTCTTGTAGTACAATGATGGGTTGGACACGCTCTCGGGCACGCTGGTGCTACCTGCGAAGTGTATGCAACTGGTGATGTTGTATCTCTTGACGATCTCGTCCAGCCTGTCCATCTCCTGTGGCAGTTGTATGTTGTGTGTGGGACCGTAGGTCTTGAGCTTTGGCCTGTAGTGCCTGTCTATCGTGATGGGTGTGTATCCGTTTTTGGCCAGCAGTTTACAGGTGTGTGAACCCACATACCCGGCTCCGCCCGTGACCAGTACGGCCTTGTTGACTCCTTTAATACTTGGATTCTGAAACTGGTGTCCTGTAGTGTCTTCCATCTCTTCTCCATTGTTCGCCCTTGCCTGTCATAATGTCAATCATCCTGTCTATGGTACCGTTGGTCCAATCAGAAATCTTACCTATACTAGGGGATGGTTTGCTTATTAGCACTTCCAATTTGTCAATAGCGTCCTGCTGTGACCATGGAACGTACATTCTCGTGTGATCGTTTGCAAAAGTCTCTGGGAATGATCTGTATGCTGGAAACAGCGTATTACAATCCATCGCATCCGCTTCACTCACTGTGTTTGAAACCCAGTCCTGTAGCGCACAGTTGAACATCACCCTGGAGTCTGCTAGTATCTCATAGTACTCGTTCTTCTTCAAGTTCTCGTGTATGGTCAGTATGCCTTGCTTGGCCAGATGTTTGGCTTCCTGCACATAGAATTCGTTGTTGGATCTCAATGGTCCGCCTTGACATATGGCGAATTCAACGTCTGGATGTTTCTCTTTGTATTTTGTGGCCAGGTCCATGAAGAACTGTGGCTGTTTCTCTTGATCCCACCTTGCTCCAAAAATAACTCTCTGTTTTCTTTCAATGAAAGGTTTCCTGTCCGGCACTCTTCCTTGTACCTCTTCCTTGCCAAAGCTCAGACCTGATATGTTGTATATGGGAGCCGACCAGTTGGCTATCCTCATGTGTGCCACCATTTCCTCGTTCGTGGCCAAGATGTTGACATTGGGTATTTCATTACACATCTGTTCATACATGCTCATCCACTTGCTCATGCCCCACACGTGTACGAAGTCGTCGGGATCTATGGCCTGTGCCAAGCACCTCAGATATATCGTGGGTCTGTGTTTGTCTTCAACCTGGTTCAAGATGTACGGCAGTGACTCCATGCCTGGTTGGAACATGTCCTCGAAGAATATGATGTCCTTGTTGGTGACCTCGCCATTACGCATCATCTGTACCAGGTTCATCATCTGGCTCATGCCAAAGTATGATCTACCGTGTGCGTCTAAAACCTGTCCAACGCTGATGGCCTTGGTGTCATCTATTGTGGTGCCTGGCACCACCACGTAGTCAATGCCACGTTTCTTGTATGCCCTCTCAGTCCATTCTTGTAGTTGTAGTGTGTATCTGCCTTCGTAGGGCTCTAGACCCATGTAAAATATCTTCATAATTGTTTGACCTCATTTCCCCCTTCTGGGTTTGCGTATATGTGTGTTGTGTAGCCCGCCATTGGATTGTTCTGCACGTATTCCATGATCTTATTTAGAGTGTTCGGATCGCCCTGTGAACTTTCTATGTACCTCTGGTAGCAGGGTTCCTGTCTGTAGTGTTTCTTGACGAAGTTGTCCATCACTATCGTTCCACCCCATTTGGTGTTGAAATCACTGAGATAGTTCTCCGAATAGAACTCAAACATCTTGTCATGGTTCACATTCACGTCTGGTTCTGGTTCAAAGATCAATCTAATCAGCATTTTTTTCCTTCCACTCTGCTAGTTTAACTTGATACTGTTCTTCCGTCAACCCGTGCCATCCTACGCATTTACCAATTGGAGACCTACCACAGGGACAGGATTTCTTCTTGAATATATCGTCGTAGTTCGAGCGATAGTTGGTGTTGCTTGGCCTGGATTTTCCGTCCCAATTACCTGGCATTTTCTTTCAGATATTTGATCATTGTGTCAGCGTCCGAGACCTCGAAAGGATCTCCGTTGTCACCTGCGTTGTTCTTGCCTGGTTCTTCGAACATCTTAACGACTTCACCGTTGTCCACTAGCATCGAGTATCTCCATGATCTCATACCAAATCCCACGTGGTCTTTGTTGACCAACATGCCCATTCCTTGTGTGAAAACGCCTGATCCGTCTGGTAGCACTTTTACTTTTTCAATCTTTTGATCTCTTGCCCAAGCGTTCATTACGAAAGCGTCATTTACACTTAGACAATATACATTATCAACACCCAGTGACTTCAGTTCATCGTATTTCTCTTCGTATCCCGGAAGTTGTTGTGAACTGCAGGTAGGAGTGAATGCCCCCGGCAGTGCGAACACCACTACTTTCTTGTCGTCAAATATCTCCGCTGTGTCTAGGTCCTTCCATTCGCCACCTATCAAGGCGCATCCGCCCACCGCTTGGTCGTCGCCTATCCGTGTCTTGAAGTTTGTGTATGGTACTCTCATGTGTTTATGCTCTCTCCTTTGTTAGTTTGACCGTGCCATCGTTGGTGTGTTTGATCCTGTGTGAGTTTTGTAGTGCGAGATGAAGGAATGATTCATACTTGTCATCCTTGACCAACAGTATGATTGTGTCATCCATGGCATCGTCATCGCTGTAACCCGAGTAGGCCCAGATGAAATCTTTGCCGTACTTCATTCCCAGGTTGCCCGCTGTGGTGCAGATGTTGGCCACTGCGTCCACTGTGTCGTAACCTGCGTTCAATCCACCACCTTCTATGGGCAAGTGTCCCATCCTCGTTGTCGCCCTCTTCTGTTTAATCTGTATTTCTTTCATATACCGCGTGTGATCCATTCTCTCCATCCTCACTGACATCTATCTCTATACGTCTGCCTGGATATCTCTTTGCTATCTCTACATAAAGGTCATCGCTCATCATCTCACAACTCTTGAAGTCGTTCTGTAATGTGCCTTCCTTGTACAGGTTCAACAACCATCTTTTGAACTGTATGAATTCTATGTCCCTGTCATCATGAAACACCTCAATTGCCACCTTGAAGTGGAATATGTGTCTATGTGGATGTCCCAGGAACGATACATCATACTCGTCGCCTGTCGCCAGATTGGGATCTGTTAAAGCCGCTGGGTATTTGTGCATTCCTTCTTTCTGGAATGTGACCCATATCATTTTGCTGGCCTTGTTGGCCTGTTCCTTCAGTGCTTGATTTCGTTGGTGCTCAGTATCCATTTGTTCTCCTGTATTGGTTTATCCTGTTTGTATTCTTTCCACGAAGTGAAGCCTGCCGATTGTTTGAAATGATTCATGCTCATTGTCCATACTCCGGGATTTGTTTTGTTGAAGTCCACGTCATCGACTTTGATGCAGAGTTGATCGTCATCCTCGGAATTGGCAAATATTATGGAGCAGAATGGTATGAACAGTTCGTTCTTCCACACCAATTTGAATCTCTGCTTGACTTCATCGTGTAACGAGTATGGATAATCTATGGTCACGTAGTAACCTGCTTCCATTAACTTGATCATCTGCGATAGTTGTAGTCCGTGGTTGTACATGAATGATCTGTTTGCGCCATAATAGATCGCTTTGGCATTGACCATTTCGGCAAGTTCTTTGATCTGTTCCAGTGTAAGATCGTTCCTTGCCAGGAAAAGTGTCTGTAGACCGTAGGCTGGTGTGTGTTCTATCTCCAGTCCTGAAAACACGCCTACACTGTCACTCTTGCCTGTTTTGTAATCTCTGTCCATGTCTTATTATACTATGTGTTGGCTATCTTGTCAAGGTGGCTCTAGCCCTGGCTATCGCATCCTTGATCATCAACTTGGTCCTCTTCAATCTGGTCAACACCTCCTTGCTCTCGGAACTCCTGTCCTTGAGCCTGTCTTTGGTAAGTTGTGCCACCTTCCTGTCGAGGTACTGGTGCTCGTCTTCAAGTTTCTTGAGTTTTTTGCTTTTCTTTCTTTTTGTTACCATGTTGTCCTCCTATTCAAATAAAGAACTGAAGTTGTTAGTGCCCTTGCCACCACCTGTCGCCCTGGCCCACCTGTTGCCTCGGATGTCTGCCAAGTAACTGGACGCACTCGCGATCACGTCCATGGGCTTCTCGCTGGTGAATACCTCTTCAACGAAGGTGTTGAAGTACAGGATGTTCCTGGGAACGTATATGCTGGGCTCGTCGGTCTTGTCACTGGCCTTGGTCTTGCGCCAGTGTTTTACTTCTGGCCTGTGCTTCAGTGATTCTATGTCATTGATGTCGTTGGCGATCTGTATGGCCCTGATCTGGTTGTAAACGTTGTGCGCCATCATCAGCACATAACTGAAACTGTCCCACGATGTTGAACCGATCTTGCCATTCTTGTTCACATCATTCTCGCCATACCAGCACACGTCTCCCATCCTCAACCTACGTCCGATTCCGCTGTCAAACGGGAATTGTATGTCAGATCCTTTCAGTCGCTTGTCGTCTGGTGCTTTGTCCATTATGAATGAAAACCTGTCTGGGGTGAATGAGTTATGCGTGTAAACCAATCCGTTCGCTGTGGACAGGAACGCGGACGCACTGTCAAAACTTATAGTGAAGTTGGGGTTGATCAATTTCCTGACCTGTCGCTGGACCTGTGTCAGATAACATGCCCAATCCATCTGTGATGTTCCTAATACGTGCATCCAGTCCTTGCCGTCCAATTTCTTCTCGTCTCTCATGATGATCAGACGTTTGAGCATTACTTCCATGTCACACATGTTGATACCACCCATTGCCCATCCTTCGAATTCGAAGTCTTTGACTGCGTCATACCATATCTGTGCCGTGTTCCAGTCATCCCCCTGTAACACATTCAATAGTTTGGTTTGACCCAATCTGTTTTTCTGGAAGAACTTGTTGTTGTATATCGTTCCGTCTAACGTGTCTCGGAAACTGTTCAGTCCTGTCTTTGGCGAGTTTAGATCATCTGCCGCCCATGTTGGCACGTCCAGTGTCATCGCCCAGTCACTTGTTAGTTCTAACCAGTTCAGTATGTCTGACCTGACCTTGTTTGCTTTGTTGCCCTCGAAATCTTTCCAATCAAATTTTATTACACCCTTACCTATCTGGTATCCACCGGAGTCACCCACTATGGTGCTGAACTTCCTGTCCCTGTTCACGAACATGTGATCCCTGTCTCCAACTTTTTCCATGTCCAAACAGGCGTGTCCAGCCGAGTACAGTGCTGTGGGGTATGTGAACATTCCTTGTTCTGGGTTGATGAAGTTCAATCCCTCCACACCATTCTCGAAGCCCTTGGGTATCCTGTCTTCTGAGATGTGTTTGCCTTCTGAAACTCTCTGTTTGCTGATAAACGTGTTGTAGAAGTTTGAGATAGCAGGCAGGAACACCGCGAAGTCTCTGCTGAGTTCTCCCAAATGTTCCTGCTTACTATTGTTCGTCGTCATTACTGCGCCTGTGCTGGTATAATGTACTGGTACTTGCCCAGTCCTGAGTCAACAGTGACCATCATCGCACCCTCGTTAGAGAAGTGTAACGTGACCTTGGCTGAGTCAGAAAGTTTAAGTATCTGTAACACCTGCCCCACCGGCCAACTCCAACCCTTGTTAAGTGTGCCCTTAACGTCGGTCGCGAAAACGAACTCACCACCATGTGACGCTTGGTCACCGAAGGTGAATACCAGATTTCCATCCTCCGTCCTCACGACGAATGAATTGTGTTCTGTGTTTGCTGTGGCCTGGAAGTTGAATCTCTGAACACTCGCCACACTAGGTTCGATCTCAACGTCCCACTTGACGCCCTTGAACTTGACCGTCTTCAGTTTCTCATTGATGATCTCAGCGTTCATGAACCTGTAGTCGTTCTTGAAGTCACCCTTTTCGTTCTCGAAATGGATCCCCGTTGGAACCGTTGCGCCGTTTCTCTCACCGGACAACACTGTTATGTTCGCCTTCTCCTTGTACTCCGGACACTTCAGGTGGATGTCCAGTTTGCCCATCTGTGGCATTCCGAACGTACCCGTCATCTCCGGTTGTGGCTTGTGGAAAGACCCCTGCAGGATCACAGATCTGTCCTCGGCCATTGAGTCGATAGTAGTTTCCTTATCGTCCCCAGTGATCTTGACCAGATCCAAGAATCCCAATCCATGCGTGTGTTTAACGATGTCTTTTAAGATGTCTATCATAATACCCTAAGTGTACATGATATTTAGATCTTAGTCTAGTGTTAATTCAGAAATTCCGTACACAACTGGATTTTGTTTACCAGGCTTGCGGAATATGGCGTAACTTGCCCCGGGTCGGAATTGGTTCATCTCCACAACCTCGTAACCTTCCTGCTGGATCATTTCCGTCATGGCGGTCTTGGTATTGTAGTTCCAGTAGCCTCGCTTTGCTAGGTCCAGTTCAAGGTCATAGTGGCAGTCCGCATACTGTACGAAGCAGTAGCCACCGGGTATCAGCACCCTCTTGATGTCATGTAAGTACTGTCGCACGTGCTGTTGTGTGAAGAACACGAAGGTGTCCCAACTGAACACGAGGTTGCAACTACCTTGCGGCACAGTGTCACAACTGGTTTTGTCAGTTGTCAAAAACCTGAGGTACTTGTGGTGCTGGGGATTAAACAAATCTCTGATGATTTTCTCCCTGTCACGCAATACATCGAGGAAATAGTTTAGCCTCCATGCGCGGAAATCCATTGAGAACATGCCATCTCCTGGTCCTATCTCTAGGCTGTTGTAGATGTTGGTCCTAGCGAACTGGAATATCTTTGACTGGACCATCCTGCGCACATCAGGGGTAACTGTGGGTACCTGCTGTTTCTGTTTAAGGTCCCTCCTGAACCAGTCTGGAGTTTTGTCCAGCCTGTCTATGGCTCCCTTGTTGTTGGCGTCAACCGCTAGTTCTATGTCCTTTAGTATTTTGAGGTTCGAGTCGATGAGCGCCTGCAGGTCCTCTTTCTTGACCTTTTCTAATTTTTCAATCAGTAATTTTATTTCTTCGATGCTTAACATAAAGATATTTAAATTTCAAACAGTTTGTTGAATGTGTTCGTGGTCTCCGTGCTCTGCACGTCCCACCCCAGCACACCTATGAGGTTGTCTATCTTCTGGTCCAGTATTGTGCTCTCCATGGCATCTCCGTCAAACGGCAGTTCCTTGAACCATTCCGGGATACGCATCTCGTCCACAGGGTATGCTATTGAAGTGTAGCCCAGTGGATTGGATTTCAGTTTACACACTATCACCTTGGCGCCATCCGTTATGGGCATGGAGTATTTGTCACCGTACATCTCCCTGCACCTGTTCCAGTTCATGCTGGCCCTGACGTGTCCTGGCATGTTGGTCTTGCCCTTCTTGTTTTCCTCTTCCGTGTACTTGGTCATGTTGTTGGCTCTCTTGGGTGAACCCTTCTCCCAGCCCGGTCTGGCCTTGAACTCCGCCCTGAACTCACTGATCTTCTCAAGAACCTCTTTCTCCGTCATGCCCGTCAGCACCATGTACAGCAGATCACTGAGGAAGTCCTGCACGAACACCGGGGTATCCGATCTCTTCAGGTCGAGCCCCATCGCTTTCATCTTGCCCTCTTTGCCTTCCACATCCGCACGTTTGCCTTCCTTGTCATAGTACAGCACCGCGTATCTCTTCTTTGTGATGAATAATCCTTTACTAGCGACCAATTCCCTGCCTGCCGCTATGACTTCTCCCCTTGTGCTTGGCGTGTGGAACGCCCGGGTCATGAATGCCTTGAATGAGCCGTTGACCTCATATGCTATACGATCATACAGTGCCACCACGCTGTCCTTGGTCCATGGTATGGCGCCTGATTCAATTTCTTTTTCCAATGTCTTTGAGGCAGAGAAGTAAACGGAATCAGTGTCGCCGTATATCACGCTCTCTCCCAGGTGATCGTACTTGCCCGCCACGACTTCGTTGACCTTGCTGGCCATGTGCCTCGTGATACATCTGCCCGTGAGCGTCACTGATTGACCTATCCTGATGTCGAAGAATCTACAGCCCGGGTTCAGTATCGCTCCATACAGACTGTTGAGATTAATTTTTTTAACTAACTGCCTCTTGTCCCAGTACTCGCGTTCTATCTCGTTGTCACCACAGTCACGCATCTTCTGTTGCATTTCCTGTCTCTCCGCGTACCAACGTTTCAACAATCCTGGTATTATGGCCTCATACTCGTAGGTGAATATTGTTCCATTGGCGCTGAGCATCCACTTGTTGTTGCCGTCGAAGATCACTTCATACAGTTGTGCCGCGCTCATACGCACACTGGTCTTGTCCTCCCAGTCAACTATGATCTCCGTGCCCTTGTCCTGTTTCATCACCGCCTGGTACTCCCATGATCCGAACTGGCTGTCCCACGCGGCCGCGAACGACTTCTTGGCGTGCTTGGCCCTGTTGATCTCCGCGGAAGTTATCACCGGCCTTATCTGTCCCACTATGGTCTCCGGTCCCATGTTCAAGGCTCGGATCACACTAGGATATAGACTGTTGATGTCGATGGATCCTATCCAGTCGTGTATGCCCTTCTTGGGCGTGGCCACGTATGCTCCAGCGGCTGGTTGGTTCTCCTCACCTTCCTTCTTGTACTTCCTGCCGGGCACCTGCATGCCTCTCCTGTGCGCTTCGTTCACGATGGCCTGTTCTGTGACCGCCACTGCGCCCATCGTTGTCTGTAGTAGCACCGTGTTCTGGTGTGCGATCTCGTTGGCCAGTTCTATGAACTTCAATTTCTTCTCCAGTTTGGCCAGCAGTGCCGTGTCCTGCCTGTTGTATTCTATGAACAGGCCAAAGTCATTCTTGTAGAGATTGTCCAGTGATCCCTCGTACACTGTCTTGCGTTCTCCCAGTTCGTGTTCACCTATGGCGTCCAGCCTGAAACTGTGTCGTTCCTCGTATGTGTACTTCCTGTACAGTTCCAACAGATCCAAGTGTACCCTGCCAATGAGGTCAAAGCTCAACTGCTCTCGACCATATTTCTCGAACACCCTCTTCTTGGGCTTCTCACCCCAGAAACACAATCTCCTAGTGTCATCACCACTGAGCACTTTCTGTATACGTCCCACTGTGTATGGGATATCATAACCCTCTGAGTTCCAGCCTGACAGGATGTCAGCGTCTTCCACAAGTTGTAGGAAAGCGTCCAGCATGTCCTTCTCTTTCTCGAACAGCATGGTGTTGTCGAACCTCTTCGTGAGCTCTTCCGCGTCCTTCATGCTTATGGTCTTGGGTGGCACAGCCAGTGTGACCAGTTGATCCGTCCAGCTCATGTAACAACTTATGGCAGTTATGGGCATGAACGGATCATCTGTAGTTGAGTAACCACGATCCGGATCGAAGTCCACCTCAATGTCGAAAAACATCACGTTCAGTTTTGGAGTTTCCTTACCTAGGTAATTCTCTTCCAGACATCTGAACACTGGATTTATATCATGTTCATAGAGTTGCTTGTTGGATCTTATGCGTTGCTCTTTAATGAATTCTTTGTGTGTTGAGCATACAACACGCTGTAGAGGCTCGCCTGTCATTCCCCTATGTTTGCCTCGGGCGTCTGGATAGTAGAACACGTACCTAGCATCATATTCGGTGAATATCCTGCCCTTCTTGGGATCACGTTCTACAACATAAATCCTGTCCTCGTCCTTTTTGTACAATGCGTCTATGTAACTCATCTTACCACCAGTAACTGGCCACGCCGTAGCCGTAGACATTTATGATTGAGAAGTAGCCTGTGATCATCATCACGAACGCGGCGTTCCTCCTGTAGGCGGCGTAACACTGTGTCACAGCACCAATGAAGAATCCCGGGTATATAATTGTCATGTCTGGGTCCGCGGCCGTGATCGCGAGTGTTAGGCTGGCTCCCACAGTGAATATGAAACTGACCAGTTCAAAGTAGAACGCTGTGCGGTCACTTTCAAAACTACGAAGCCAGAATGATCTGACTTTGGCCAACATTAAAGTTTGCCGGCCGTGTTTAGTATGCTCTCCAGCGTGTCCATCTCGTCCGCGATGTTCTGGTAGTTGCCCTTGTGTGCGACCGAGATCGCCTTGTTGATCAAGGCTGGTTTTAGTTCAAGTTCTTCCGCTATCGCTTTTACCGTGTCCTTCAAACCACCTTTGAGATCTTCCACTTCACCCAGCACCTGTGAGCCCTGTGATATGATCTGTATTAACTTCTGCTTCTCAGCGTCGTTGAAATTTCTTACTGCCATTTGTTTCTCCTGTTGTTGAGCGTGTATTATATTATACTTTGCG